CTGGGGCCCCAAGTTCTGGTTCCGGTCCAGCGATACCTGCTCCGCCGGGTTCGGCCAGGTCACCGCCAAGCTCGCCGCCTGGTGCTGTGGCTGCAGCTTGTTCAGCTTCAGCTGCTGTTTCAAGTGCGGCTTCAAAGCGACGATCATAAAACATCTCTCTGCGGCAGCGAACGAATTCATCGTCGGACATACCAAACAGCTTCTTCGCTAACCACTGCTTTGAAAAGAATCCTTCCGTGGCTGATGAGGCAATGTCAAATTTAGTTTTCCAGTGCTCTAATTCTTGCATTTCAGCAATTTTTGAAGGGTTATTTAATTGTACCTTAAAACTAACAAGGTCCTCGTCTCTATAACCAAGCGTGTAAAGATGAATAATTCCAACCTTTTCTAACTCTGTTATAATAGACCTCTGAAGTCTCTGCACTGTTCTGGCAAATCTAATGTCCTTTTGCGCTAGAGTAGTTTTATCTTCTTGGGTCTTCTCTGCATCTGAGGAAAGATAACTTGCTGGAATCTTTAATGCTGAAAACAACTTGTCTCTAAGGTATTTAACATCATCAATATCTCCAGTATATTTACCTCCTGCAATCGATTCAATCTTTGTTCCACTGGTGCCGCCGCGGACGGGAATAAAATAGTCTTCCTCAACAGATAGTGGATTATATCGAAGGTCAACTCGACCAGTGTCAGGATCGACAACTTGGTTTCGTTTCATCTGTGTCATTGCTTTCTGCATATATTGCTCTACATCTTGCGGTGGGATATTACCAACATCGATATAAAATGCTCTACGCTCTGGTGATCGAACAATGCGATAGGCCATCATTGCATCTTCGAGTAGGGTAAGTTGCCGCCAAATACGACGGGCTGGCTCAAGGACCGAAGTGCCATACGGAGAGTATTTATCATTACCCAAGACTCTAAAGTGGGCAACTTGCCAGTTTTCAAATGTAAGACCAGCTGTATTCCACTGGTATTGTATATAGCTAGGATTGCTCTTGTCTTCTCCTTCTAATCTTTCAACCTCTTGGGTTGGTAAGCCAATAACGCTTGTGATGCCCAGGGACTCATCTAAATCTAAGTATAAGAAAAAATCCCCATATTTACACATGGCACGGCACCAGGAAAATAAATTGTATTCAATATTCAATATATCATAATAAAGTGTATGCAGCAAAAGCTTTATCTCTTCATTGTCACAATTAATATTTAATACAGAATTAAGAGTGCTGTGAGTTGTCATCTCATCAGCGTAGATATCCATTGCTGACGCTATCTCTGGTGTGTACTCCATCTGGTCAAAGTCTACGTAGCGCTCTGTTCTAGCCTGACTGGCCATCGCTTGGGCCTGTAAGTTATCATATGGATTATATGCAGTCTTTTTAAAGTCTCTACCACTAGCAGAGGTAAACTTTGATGCGTATTGATCTAGTTGGATCCTTCGCAGTCTGTGGTTTGTTTGTGTTCTATAGTTCGTAAGGGGCCCTGATAGTAATCTGGTTAACCTTCTAAACAATAAGCTTTGTGGATTTCTTGGGTTGTTTTTGTTTGTTTTCTTTTTAGGAGCGCCCCCGCCCCAGCAGCAGCAATGGAATGGGC